GGGATAATAGACTAGTTTTATTGTAAAATACAACAATTCCCCACTCATGCATGCATGTTTAATGCATGTAAAAGAAAAGCATGCACGCATATATAACACATGCACGCATACTTTATTATAATTCATCATCTTCGTTAATTTCATTCAAGATACTAATAAATACAATGATACTAGCGATAATATAACTCATGATAATTACCAATGATACAATAACATACATAACAAAAGGATTGATAACAGATATAGCATAATTCCAAGTAAACAATAGATAGAACATCAATATATTTAATGTCATGCATACAAATAATATTTTCTTGAAGTCTTTCATAACTTCACGCTTTCTGTAATATGAATAACAACATTGTCAGTATCTCTATTAGCCTTTACGATGAACATATCACCATATAATGTGATAGGTGTACTGTCAGCCGTTAGGATACGCAAATATCCATATCCCTTTATAATCTCCTTCATGTTGTCATCATCTTCATTGTTGATATAATCAATAAATGCGTTGACTATAACACGTTTACTATCATACACTCGTGCTATTTTGGTATCTGTAAAGTCCTTTGTGATGAACACAAATTCATGTGCTAGGCTAACACCTAAGTTTTTAATATAATTCTTTTGCATAAATGTTAATATCTCCGTTTGCTGTAATTTTAATAGTATTTGTAATAGTTTCAATTTTCATTACTACCCAATCATTAGGCTTGTAACTAACATCTAAAACATTTCCTATAATCATATCATTAGCATGCACAGTATTTTCTACATCATTTATATAGAAAATTGCATGAATTGAAATAAATAATCTAGTATGTGTATTACTATAAGTAATTTCTAACATGTTACTATTAGATTTAATTTCATAATGTCTAATCATAATAATATTACCTCTTTCTTTTCTGATTTTAATTTTCTAAGCATTGTATACGTGTTAATTCTTATATAAGCGTCATTATCTTTATAGCAAGGTGTACCGATAAAACCGATATCATTCATTGCACGATAGATTTTCTTATTCGATATAAATAGTAATAATGTTTTAGTTTTGATAACTTTGTCTATGTTATTAATAGAATAATTTTTCTTTTTACATGAAATATCTACTATTTTTAGTTTCTTATAATAACGTACACTCGCACTACTTTCAATTAGATACATAATTTTATGTATATAATTATTTTCAACAACTTTAATATGCATTTTATCCCCTCTCCTTTAATCATCATAATCTGATTCAGATTCTTGCATATAGACTTCACTATTTAATGATTCAACATCGTACTTCTTGAAGTAGTCTATCCATTGATTTCATTCAGTATCTTTTCATTATCCCTATATATTTCAATTCTGATATGGTCGCACTGGTTATTTACCAGTGCGACTTCTAATGTGTTATAATGTTTCATTTCCATTTCTCCTATAATCTAATTTTCATGTGAACACAACCATTAGACATAATTATCAATGATTCACAATCCTTTAAACCTGTAATGTGTAACTCATTGGTATACATTTTAACTTTAATATTATCACCAATTTTAAATAATTCCGGTGTACTTACCACAACATAGTCCTTTAATGATGCTTACGTTTCTTTACGTAAACCGTTGTATCAAACGTTACATAGATAGAGGTGTTACTGTTGAGTTTAACTTTCTTAAAACTGTTTGTAGGTCTCATATATTTATCTCCTTTCACTTTACAACTACATTATAGCAAACCATTCACACTTTGCAAGTACTTTTTGTGAATTTTGGTATAAAGTTTTAGGAATTTATGAAAATATTGATATTTTGTTTCAATCCATGAGAAATAGAAAAAGCCATGCATGCATGGCTTTCACCTTTTAGATTTCTTGACAAGTCCAGATATATACAGCGATATATGGAGGTAATGTTTCAAATGGTTTAGCACCCCCAACGTTAGAGGTAGTATATTCACCAATTCGATTAGAACCAGTTTCACCATAAGAACCAGCTTCAAAACCGCTTCCGTTTCCTGCGCTAGTTCTGTATAGCCCTGCTTTTCTTGGTGAGGCTCCTTGCATAAATACTACATCATGTTTATGGCTTGGTAATTCTTCAATGGTTAATGTATGGCTCTTATTTCCTCCAGTTGTTCCAACAGCGTATTCACCACCACCACCTAATAGGAATTTATCTTGAATCAGACTCCAACGCTTACCTCCATATTGTGCAATAACCTTATCCATCGTATCAAGCGTATTACTTAGGATAATCTTACCCACATAAGCCTTACCAGTTAACGCATGTTGTAGCGCTTCTGTTGCCTTATTGAGTGCCTCCGTTGCCTTTTGTAAAGCGTTCTGTGCTGTTACACTAGATGAGGCACTTATTTCGCTCGCACCTGTTGCGGTTGCCTTTGCTACTCCAATATTATCATCAAAGCCCTTTAATACTTCATCAATCTTATTAAAAGCACCATTCATGTCACCCATAATGGAAAGGTTGTCCGTGCCTACCCATTGCGGTAATTTGTAGTTAGTTGTTTTGTTTGTTGCTGTCATGTTTTTTGTCCTCTTCTTTCTATGTCCATGCTTGCATGGTTATTGATAACTTGCTAATACTTTTTTGTTATTCCAGTCAAAATCGTACACGCTCATATTTAGACTATCGAATTGTTGTACGTTAATGTGTAAATTTGCTAACTCATTTAATGAATAAACACCATTGTGCGATAGTGCAAGAATCGCGTTCATTAGTTCCGATAGGGTTGTATATGTACCTGTCAACTGATTATAAATTAGGATGTTTTCACCTAAATTTTGTAAACGGTTGTTGACATCTGCAACCAACTTATCAATTTTATCATTTTGGGTATTGATTTTAGTTATTACTTCACCTTTGAAATTTGTTACATTCAGATTTAATTCAGTTTTAAAATCTGAAAATTGATTGCGTAACTTTTTAACTTCAATCTCAAAATCAGATAATCGTGTATCGAATCGGTTGTAATTTGCAATAATGTCATTGTAGCGTTCATTTAACGTTTTCAACGTTTCATCAAAACTTCCAATAATACGCATGATTTCATCAAGATTTTGTTCATGGTAATTAGTATAAGTGCTGTGATGTAATATAGTCATTGCTCCGCTCCTTTCCTTTATTAGTATAGCATGATGGTGAATTTTTGCAATATATCATCAATTATATAAGTCATTACGTTATGCATGCATACTTGTAATTCTTGCTGTAACATGCTCTGTGGTGTAACTACACCAATAGAGCCATGTCGCTCGCTTTTTACAACGCTCTTACCTGTTGAATCTGTATTAAAGTTAGCATTACTGGAATCGCTATTCTCACCACTAGGAACAGCGTTAATGCTATCGTAACCAGTAACCTTATTAATCTGATTCGCGTTGCTTACGTTAGTTCCTTTTGTGTTGCCTGTTGTGTTAGTTGTTACTTCTTCTACCAATTGCGCGTTTTCTAACGCATTGTACTCTTTTGTCATAATGTTATACATACGTTGCCATTGTGGTAATTTCATTAAACTATATTGCTCTAGCATGTTCTTCATATATAACGGATTAGGGTATAACACTTCAAACTCGAAAGACTGTTCTAATAAGTTGTTGATAAATACATTTTTATCAAGTCCATTAGGTAATACCATTTTTTCAAATATGGTATTATCTAAATCATATAAACCCTGTAATGAAATGTATCTAGTCATTAGGTGTATCCTCCTTTTCTTCCTCTTGGTTGCTTACATGCATGCTCTCTACATCTGTATATTCAAAACGTAACTCGCAACTTAAATCCGTTAATGTAGGAAACATCTTTTTTACCTTTTCAATCCCACGTTTAATATTTTCACATGTTACGATTGCCTTAGATGTTGTCTGCATGTTGTTAGCGTTGATTTCACCTGTTAAGGCTCTATCTGTTTTATCAAAGTTAGCATTAGGGATACCTACATCTGTTCTAAACTGATTCAGTATGCTTGCATGTAATTTGATAAACTCATTACCAATCATGTTTTGCGATAGATTCTGAAAGAAACTATCCCACAACGGTGTACCTTCTTTATTGAATAATCGGTTATCAGCAAATACAGCAGGATTACCACTTTGAACTCTATCATATAAAGCCTTGAGTGTTTCTGCACTTGCTTTATTCTTTCCAAGGAATACATAAGATAGTTTAGAATTGATTAAGTTGATACCAAGTGCCTCTGCTGTAAGTGCTAGCATATCAGCATAATATGCAAGCATGTCATACATACTTGTATAATCATTATGTATCTTGATAACCTCGCAATCTTTGCCAATGTTTAGGTGAAATGTTTTGAGTAACGGATTTGATACGATTGCCTTGCTTGGTTTATAAAATACATTGTAGTAATTTAGTGTAGCATGTTGTGGTATGATTCCGAATTTACCACTATCAAATACTACAATGAAACCATGCAGGAATAGAGTATTAATAAAATAATCATAATCCCAATGCTCTGGTATGTTGATTTTGTAAACACTTTGTAAATCCTGCAATAACTCACGGAAGAAGTACTGGAATAATTCATTATTGCGTGTATGTACAGCGCTCGGTGAGTATTGATTGTATGCGTTTGATACTACTTCATAATTTGCATAATTTTTTGACATTTTAAATTTTCCTCGCTTTCCATGCATGCATATATCATCAAAGGTGATAGAGTTGTAGAAGTGCTACCATTATATAACTTGAATGGATAGCCTAAGTCGTTTACAACTGTTGTATCATTGATATAGCATGCTTTATATATGTTAGTGCTATTGATTAAATCCCATTGACCACTTGCATGTTGTTGGTATCCTTTATATGTTCCTTTAGCAAAATTGATATGTGTATGGTCTCCTGTAACGTTTCCATGCATACCAGTATGAAATAATAAATCACCTTGCATGAATGTATCACCAACTCTAGCAATCGGTGTATCATCATGCATGCATGAAAACGTTAAATAATCAATCGTACCATCTGCGAATAGTACTTTATTAAGTGATTGAAATACCCTATTGTTATCATAGTTATCCCATATATCAACACATTTACACGTAACTGGAGCGTAACTTGGATAACGTGCATGCGTACCTACATAGTCAATATTTAATGTTTGTTGATGACTCCATTGTCCGTTTTCTCCCTGTGTAATATTTAACATGTTGCATGGAAATAGCACCACTTCCATACCTGTTGCATTTTTCAATTTCTGATATGCTTTCATTCAATATATATCCCACTTTCCAATAATGCTTTTACTTCTGCTCTTTCTGTCTGTGTTCCACTGATTGCAATATCACCATTTTGTACTTGACAAAATCCAGTAAGATTTTTTAATACTGCTTTTTGCATGCATGGTCTACCATTTTGCTCTATGTTTTCATCTGCTAGCATTTCAAACTTTCCAACAAGATTTTTATTGCCATGTAAATGTGCTAGACTTCCTCCACTTGTGGCGCTACTTACTTTTGGTATCATACTATTGATACCATTAGAGATACCACTAATTGCACCCCCGATATTACCACTCAATAGACTACCAATAAAACCAGTACCAGCAGAAACCAAACCCATATAATCTTTAGTAACTTGTGATAAAGGTATATCACATGCCAGCATGGTTTCTTTCATATCAAAACAAATACCCTGTTCATTGTATAACTCAATTTTTGCATTACCACCGATTAAATCAACATATATTACACATTGTACTATGTTGCTTTTTGCAACATAATGCGTATCAATTACAATCGTTCCGAATGGTGATATGTTAAGGTATAGTTCTGTATATGGTGAATAATTAAGATATTCACCTCTTGCAGATTGTGGATGTTTTGGTAATGTAATATTCATGCTATACTTCCATACATAATCATTACCACTAAACTCCTTGAATAATGAAACGTGAGGAATTGGAAAGTATTTGCAGGATTTGATATACTGTAAAGGATTTACGATTGATTTGCTAATTTCATCAAAACCATCTGTTTTGCTAATTAAACTATCAATCAGTGATACCATGCTTGCATGGTTTAGCACTGAATACTTTAATGCTCCAAAGTTAGCACCCTTTTCGACCTTACCGATAATATAACTGCCTTGCTCCTTATAAGCGCTAGTCATAAATGGACTAGTGAAGTCTACTGTTCTATACGTTGGTTTTGAATCTGTAGGATATAGGCTATCCATGATATTACCATTCCAGTATGATTGTGAACGTATGATATATTGTGTACTGTTGAGAATATCCACTCTGTAACTTGCTAATACATCAACTGTACCACTGATATATGCGATATTGTTGCTAAAATCAACATTAGTAATATAATAATATCTTTTAAACTTTGGAATATAGAAGTAATTAAAATTTACATAACTATCATAATTTTCCTGTACTGCTAGTACTGGATTTATAATTGATACATCATGCTTTAATATAACCTCTTTCATTGTGTATTGAGTAGGTATATATGTTGAGTTTCTTTTCTTTGTTACATTGTAGAAATATACTTGCATGTTACCTCCTTAATTAAAAATATGCACGCATGCGTGAAGCATGCATGCATATAATTTTATTCTAATACAAATACGATACCTTTTTCTGTGAAGTCATTCATTGCTCTGAAATCAGCATTATAGAACTGATTCCAGTATCTACCACGTGCATTGAATGGTGTGTTTGATACCTGTTCATCGAATGAAGTCATCATGCAAGCATCTTTATCCATAATAACGGCTAATACGTTGTTATTTTCAACTGCATCTACTTCTTTTTCTTTACCCTTGTTATCTAACAATACAGATTTAATATGAATCTTACTAGGCTCTTTTGGTGTTTGCCAGTGTGTAACCCATTCAGCCTTTGGAAGTGATAAATGGTCTTTGTTAAACACCTCAGAGATTGCCATTGCATCAATTTCATTCTGAAATGAATTAAGCATGTAGAAGTTTTGATATTCTACTGGTGTATTGTGTGGCACTGGTTTTCCTGTGATAGTTAATTGATGCTCCACATTTCTATTTGCCATATTCTGCGATAGTGTCTTAATACGTGCGTATGCATACAATACAAAGTCCTTGAAGTTGCTAGGCTCATATACTGTAGTTGCTGTAAGGCTCTTGCCAGTTTTAGCGTTGTACTCTGTAAGTAATTTACATACATGCATGGTTGATGTGTCAGTTGTTGCATAATTCAACTTTGCACCGATAAAGTTTACAAGTGTAGCACGCTTAAATTCTTCTTTTGCCTGCTCAAATTTATTCTGTGCATTAGTGACTAGCATGCTCCAAAAGTTTGCTAATTCTTCTGCATTCTTGAATGCTGTGTTATATTGCTTTTGGTGGATTGTAAACCAGTCTTGGTATGGTACAGAGTTTGTAACTGTTGTTTGTAAAATATCACGCTTACGAATGACATACATATCTACAGCACCATCATTCTGTAATGCCTCCTTGTAACCTGCATCTTCCTTGAAGTCTGAATCAACTACTTGTAATTTTCTTGAAATGAATCCAAACTCCTCTTTTCCAACTTCTAAGCCTTTAAACTGTGCATGATATACACGTTCTTTGAATAAGGTCTTATTCATGATATTTGTAATTGTGTTAATTACAATATCAGCGCCTAACTCCATTGTCATGCTTGCAAGTGAGATGAAACCACTTGCATCTGTTGGTAATGTCAAATTCTGCTTACCTGTTGCCTCTGCGTAAATCTTGTTGAGAATTAAAACTGCATCAGTTCTTTTGATTGTTTTTGTTGCCATAGTTATTCTTCCTCCTTGTAATCTAAAATACTATTCATTAAATCGTTAAACTTACTATCAATATCTTGAATCGGTGTTGTCATTGTTTCTGTTGAAATTCCTAAGATGTTGTTAATTACATCTTCCTTTGATAGTGGTTTTTCCTCTACCTTTTGGTGTTCCATGCTTGCATACTTTTTGATAATCTCTTTTACTTCTGATTCTGTAAAAGTATGTTCAGCCTTTGATGTTTCCTTTGGTGTTTCCTTTGGTGTTTCCTTTGGTGTTTCCTTTGGTGTTGCTCCAGTTAATAGGCTAAAATTTTCTTCGATAAACTTAGCGCTAAAACCTTTGTCTAGTAATTCTTGAATGTTCATAATTTATCCTCTTTTCTAATATCTGCTATTTACTTCATCTTGTACTTGTTGATAAATACAACCTAATTTGTTGATGCGTTCTTCACCATTTCCAAACTCACCACGGATAACCATATCAGCAACGCATGAAATGAAGTAATCAGTATCATTGTAATACTCATTTACTTTTGACTGTACTGCATTATATACAGTACCTAAGCGATTGATACGTTCTTCACCATTTCCATATAAACCATTTAAAACATCAATCGCTAATGTATAGAGGTTTGTTTCCTCCATGCTTGCATGACTTACTTCACTTGTCCAGTTGCTTAACTTTGGTCTCATTCCTCCGATTAGTCCTACTGGAGATAATGTGATAACCTGTGATGGATTAGGATTTTGTGAAAAGTATGTATCTGCTCCAACTTTTAACGCTACATGTCGCATGTTTCCATAATCCCAAAAACACCAGTCACCAACTTGTAAATTATCTACGTTGATTTTATCAAAATATTCAGAATATCCATAATCATCAAATAGATAAAATAAATCAGGAACATATCCAGTAATAGCGCAATATCTGCTTACGTTGATATTATAGTCTTGACAGAATTTATCGAATAAATCCCAACACTGTGCACCATACGCTCCATCTGTGTTTAAATACTGGTTGTTGTAGTTTGCAATAAATCTTTGTAACTCATTCATTACTTACCTCCTAAGTGTTCATATGCTTCCTTGTTTTTCAAAATTGATAATGTCAATGATTCTACTGCTTTTGTGTTCTCACTGATAACCTGCGACATCTTCTGATTCTGATACAATAGAAACATTGTAACAGCAATCGGAAAGCCTACATTACTTATCAAAGTTGTTAGTGCTGTAATATCCATGCTTGCATATCCTCCTTTGCTATAAATAAAAATGGAGGGCTCTTAACTTTCCAGTTCTTTGGCTACGTTCTCCAAACGTATGAATTTGCCACCCTCCGTAAGTATTATAGTATAGATGTTTATTTTATGTCAAGATACTTCATAAAGAGAATTTGACAATAATAAGTTTCAAATGTTGCTAATCCCTCTCCCACGATGAAACGCAAATATCCAAAATTTTGATAAAACATAGCCTTGCTATTTTTCGTCAGATTATATCGTGGGGGTCTGCCTTTGATATGTGGTGATATGTAATAGGTCTCATTTGATTTATGTTCATATATTGTCAACTCTCCAAGCGTACACAATGCATTATATTCCTGCAGAGGTTGAGGTTTTACAAAAGATATATCATCGTCGACAAACTCATTCTCCAGCGACATGCTTACATACTCATTTCCTTTCAGCAACTTATACATAGCCGTATTCTTTTTCTGTTGAGATATAGGGCTATCTCTAAATAGACAAAGTAATAAGTCTCTTTCATCATCGCAATATATCATTTTTTGATTCTTTATAAGTTTTTCAACGGTAATGACTAACTCTAAGCTCACAAAATAATCATTATCAATGCTATTACTATTGGATAGAAAGAAAACCTTAATCGGTGGTTTTCCTATAATTTCTCTGTTTCTGTTTGCCGTTTCATAACCGTCTGTAAACTTGATAAACTCATCTTTAATAGGCTTTTCAACTGAAGAACGCATAAACTCTTCAAATATGATAATATCAACATCTGATAAATCAATGGAACGGATATTACCTATTGTGGATAACGCAAAAGGATGCCCTAATATTTCACCTGTTGCTACTTCTTTACCCTCTGCATTCTTTTCAAAATTGTAAAAGGCGGAAAAGCCATTACCGATAGAACATGCACGAATGTTTAACCCTAAGTCATTATTCAATGTCTTAAATGGATTGAATGAATCCATAGCGCACATATCCACCTGCTTTTGTGTTCTTCTCATATAGATAAATTTATCACCTCTAGCGATAACTTCTTTTAACATTCCATAGGTTTTTCCAATACCACGACCGCCAATCAAGAAATTAAAAACCTTACCATTATCATAAATGTATGGCACGTTTAAAAATCCATTTTCTAAGTATATGTTATTTTCATATATCATGCTTGCAAGACCTCCATTCTAATATAAAAGGGTAGTCCACTATCTACCCTTACTATTTACTTTTCTAGTTGCTTTTCGATTTCTTCGATAATCTCTTTTACTAACTCTTCATCAAGTCTAGCATACACATGGCTGTAATAGTTGCCGTCTGTACCTTTATAAGATGGAAATGAGATAAAGTCACCTTTCTCGCTTTCAATGACTTTACAACCATAGATTGTAATTCCATTGAGTTTTAGGTTAAAGAATACAAAACCTTTTTTAGTTTCTCTTGTATTCAGTACCTCCCAGTCCGTAACTTCTAATGTTTCAACTTCCTTTGATTCCACTTTTTTATTTGTCTTTTTCATTTTTCTATTTTCCTCTTTTCTTATATAAGTAGGTGGTGATAGTGGTTTCACCACCTAAGACTATTTTATCAAATATTTATCAATTGTCAAATATTTTCCGTGATTGTTTCCAAAATTTCACATCGTTTAATATCTCTTGATAATCTCTGCTAACACCTAACGTGTAGGTACTATCTTTAATACACACATTACTGGTGATTTCTAGTGTTCTCTTGCCTACTTGATAGTGTTTACATTCTCCAAAGGGGATATCATTATATACCGATTCTGTACCTCCAGCCTTTACAAATTTAAAACCAATCTCATATTTATCAATGTTCTTTAATTCTTTAGGTGCTTTCTTTTTATTTACTCCAGATGTCGTAACATGCAAGCATGTTTTATATTTACCATTCTTTTGCTTTTCTCTAACTGTATAAGCGTACTTCTTAGCGCCTAGCGTTTTAAACTGTTGATACTCACCATCTAACTCCAGTACACCCATATAATGAATGTTGCCTTTTTTGTCTTTTGCATAGGCTTTATTTTTGATAGCAAGTGCTTTCATCTCTTCGTTGAGTGGTGAAATATCTATATCATTATTAAAGCATTTTACGCTATCAGTATCAGCGTACACAAAATTTTTAATACCGACATGCTTACATGCTTTGTGAAGTCGTTCTCTTGCGTATGCTGTAACATATACACCCCACGCATAAGACATGAAAGCATTTCTATATGCTTTCTTCATTAAATCCTCTTTCGATATTGATTCATCAACATTAAAACCTATACCATCAAATATAAAAGGTGATTTTATGATATCAGTTACCATCATACCATAGAGTGCATTTATCTTCTCCTTTGATTTTCCATACATGTATGCATCTTCATCATTTAATACTTCATCTGATGCAGGTTTTAGCCATGTCTTATCACTATAGTATTTTATTACTAGATTTCTAAACTCTATAGGCAAATAGTCTTTATTACACACATACATTTCATGTATAACCATACTATCATAATCATACATATCATGTATAATCTTAAAGTCTATTTCTGTAATGCATGTTTCTAAACTGTCAGCATTTAAGATTCTACCATTATCCAATGTTTCATTTACTACATTACTACATTTTGCGTATGCTAGATATGACTTGCCCTCAAATTCATCATGTAAGCGTACATGCGTGAATGTACAGCGAATGACAACTGCTGTTTTACGTTTATACACCTGTTTGATATATTCTTCAACACTTGTATTTTTCCATTTCTTCCATTCTCCAGTAGGGTATTTCTCTGTTACTATGCATGCAGGGTAGTCGCTTGAATAGTCATAACTTACAATGTTGTCTAATACAACATTTGCATAGTACCGATTAGCATGCGTATCTCCACCACGGAAAGCCTTTTGCAATAATAGTAATACTTCTAATGTTGGAAGTTGCTTCATTAGCCATGTACGATTTACTGATTTCATAGCGTTCCTAGCGTCACGTCTAACATAACCAGTAGAGGTAAGAGGGATACTATATAAATCATCGTTTTCCATTTCCATTTCTTTGCGATAGACTAACGGCAATCCTAGTACATCGTTAATGCAATAGTTATATTCATAGTCTGATAGTTTAGACCACGGATATCTTACCTTGTTATAATTAAATTTTTTACCATCTAATTTTTTAACTGGTATATTAAACTTTTTATAATATCTATCTAGTGATAGATTGCTATGGATATATGTACAGCGATACTCTATATTATCATGCACTACTCGCAAGACTTTTCTATTATCCATTGCGAATACATCATCAGTCTGATAATAGAAAATTCCTTTTAAGAACTGGAACTCATAACTCAAATTGTGGACTAATACCACAAGTCGTAAGTTATCAGATATATCATGCATGCATGCATTAAGATAATCTAGCAAGTCTTTATATTGTTGCCAAGTCCTGCCAGTTATCAAAATATCACCATTGATATTGAATTGCCATATATACATGAAAGAATTATCAATGTCTTTCAGTCTTGATGTCTCTATATCAAACCCACATATACAATCAAGATATTCAAATTTATTTCCATCTCTAAACTTAGTTTTAATACCTTGCTTGCGTTTCATAATAGGGTATGCATGCATGATATTATCAATCTTTTTATTTCTTTTTATTTCTTCTATTAGATTTTGGTTTTCTTGTAAGCGTATAGATAAAATCGTCATTTTGTGTACCTTCCTGTATTAACATATCTAAGTATGCTTTATTTGATTTTACATCTTCTCCACGGGCTATTTGCTTTGATAATTTACTTGTATTGTTGATAAATACATCAAAATTTTCCTCTATGTCTTTATATGTCTGATTATATTCTTTTTTGATATTAAATAGTTCTACAAAACGCTCTGACATATCACCCTTGGTGATGTCATATTGTGCCCTCATACGTTTCATAAAGTTTCCAAAATCGTTATAATTCTTCTTGTTGATAAACTTAAAACCTTTATCTTGGAATGTCTTAACAGCCTTATTTATCATCTTCTTATTTCCTAGTACAGTCTTATACTCTGCTGTATATTCTGCACTCATCTGCTCAACTTTTATGCGTAACTCTGATATATCCCCAATCTGCTTAGCAGTAGGCAAGGATATAGGCTTTGCGTTGCGTGACTTTACTGCACGCTTATTGCGTTTTAAGGCTATACTGCGCAATCGGTTATATTCAACCTTTATACCTTCATCTGACCACTTATTCAGCGTACTATGATACACTTTACCACGCTTTGCCTTAAATCTTCCGAATCTATCTCTTTCTTGCATATTATACCTCCTAATATAATATTATATATTATTATGATGAAATAGTGTTTTTTTTTTGGTATTTACATATTGACATAATGTTTCAGTTGTGCATATTATAGAATATTTAACAAGTATGCGTG